GTCGGGTAGTGGGGTAATGTATAATCCAAGTGTCATTGTAGGGATATTTATATGAGCACTGGGATTATTTATATGTACACATCCTTAAGCGGAAAACGTTACGTTGGGCAAACATGGAACGAACAAAAACGACGATGGGAACACAGGAGCATTAGCGGAAAAAAATCTGTATTTCATGAGGCAATCAAAAAATACGGAAAAGACTCTTTTGTTTACGACATATTGCACAGCAATATTGAAACTCAAGAAGAACTAAACCGTCTTGAATCAGAAACCATTGCAAGGTTTAACACAATTGCCCCTCATGGTTATAACTTGACTACTGGCGGGGAAGGGGGAAAGCACCATAAGGCATCAAAGCAAAAATTGAAAGACATGTGGCTTACTACAAAAAGAGATCAAATGGTTAACAGTATGAAGAGAACAGCGGAACGTCCAGAGGTTAAAGCGCGATTAAAGCAAAACGCAATTAACAACGCATCTAATCCGGAAATTATGAAACAACGTTCTCAAAAATTAAAAGTTGCGTTTTCAAGTAAAGAAGTTAGAAAACAAAGAAGCGAGCAAAGAAAACAAGAGTGGGCAAACCCAGAGATAAGAGCAAAGCGTTTAGAAGGCCATGTGCAAGCCCGATCAAAGGAATCATACAAATTGCGGCAAATTGAAATTATGAAAAAGCGATGGGAATCTGATGAATATAGATTGCAAATGAAAAAAAAGTTAACTGGAAGAGTTATTTCTAGATCAGAAGTTGATGAAAAAGCAAAAAAACGAATGGTAAAAGTTGTTTGTATCAATACTGGAGAAGTATTTGAATCTGTTAATGCCGCCTCAAAATTTGCAAATGTAAGCAGATCATGTATTTCATCTGTAATTACTGGAAAACAAAAACAAGCAGGTGGATATAGGTGGGAATATGCAAAAAAATAAACTTGAATTGAGAGAATATCAAACCAGAAGCCTAACAATGCTTTATGACTGGATGGAACGCAATTCGGGAAATCCATGTGTTTCATTGCCTACGGGTAGCGGGAAAAGTGTGGTAATTGCAGAACTTTGCAGGCAAGCTGTAACTGAATGGCCGGAAACAAAAATTCTTATGCTCACTAGAAGCAAAGAATTGATTGAGCAAAATTACGCAAAATTAAAAGCAATTTGGCCAAATGCACCAGTTGGAATTTACAGCGCCAGTGTGGGAAGAAAAGAATTGGGTGAACCAATAACCATTGCAGGGCCACTGTCAATCATCAAAAGACTAGATCAAATTGGTCACACGGATTTGCTTATTTGTGATGAGTGCCACGACATTTCACACAAGGATGAGGGAAGCTATCGAAAAATTATCAGTAAATTGTTGGAGATAAATCCAAACATGCGCGTTATTGGCTACACGGCTTCGCCATTCAGAATGGGCCACGGTTATATCACTGACAAACCAGCCATTTTTGATGCGTTAATTGAACCTGTCAGCATTGAAGAATTGGTGTATAAAGGATTTTTGTCAACACTTCGTAGCAAATTGCCAAAATTTAAAATCAGCACTGAAGGTGTAAAAAAACGTGGTGGAGAATACATTGAATCAGATTTGCAAAAAGCTGTTGACACTAAAGATAACAACGAAAGCATGGTCAATGAAATTATTGAAAAGGCATCAGACAGAAAATGCTGGATGGTTTTTTGTACTGGTGTAGCCCATGCTCAGAATATTTCCGATTTGTTGAATGAAAAAGGAATAGCTGCTATTGCCGTGACTGGTGACATGCCAAAAATTGAACGAGAAAAAGCTATTGAAGATTTCAAATCAGGAAAAATTAAAGCGGTTACAAATGTCAATTGTTTAAGCACCGGCTTTGATCACGGTGCAATTGATTTACTTGTAATGGCTCGGCCAACATGCAGTCCCGGAGTTTATCTTCAGCAAGGGGGCCGAGGCATGAGGCCGCACACTGGCAAGACTGACTGCTTGGTGCTAGATTTTGCAGGCGTTGTGGCCACGCATGGCCCGATCACCAACGTGCAGCCGCCCAAGAAAGGTGGAGACGGCAACGGGGAAGCGCCAGTAAAAGTCTGCGACAACTGTGGTGAGCTAGTGCATATTTCCGCAGACATTTGTTCTGCCTGTGGCCATCCGTTTCCAGAGGCAGAGCGCAAGAAGCTAGAGTTGCGCAACGACGACATCATGGGGTTGGAAGGGAAAGACATGGAGGTCAAGAGTTGGACGTGGCGCAAGCACGTAAGCAAGGCATCTGGCAAAGAGATGCTAGCGGTGACTTACTACGGCGGATTGAGTGACCCAGCCATTACAGAGTACCTAACTGTTACGCACGAAGGCTACGCCGGTCAGATGGCATTGCAAAAGCTCGTGGATATAGCAGAACAAGCTCAGATTGAGCGTGGTGGCCTCAACGTGCAGTCGTTGGAGGAGATGGCTCAGAACATGAATCAAGCGCAGCCACCAATTCATATTGAGTTCAAGCGCGATGGCAAATTTTTTAGAGTAATGAGAAGGAGATGGTATGAGACACCCTGAACCAGACTTAGTGACTGACTACAAGCGCTGGCTAGCTGCTGGCCCACCAAGGTGCTGCCACACCTGTGAGCATTACGGCGTGGATGGCCTGTGCGTTGAGTTCTTTATGGAGCCGCCAGAGGAGTTTGCCAGCACGGTGGGCGAGTGCAACAAGTGGGAACGCGAGGTTCTATTTTGAACAAGAAAGAACAACTTCAATTTGAGCGTTTAAATCATCTTCTTGAGGTAGAGCGCACACGCGCTGAAAGTGCTTGGTCTGGATACCGTAAAGCGCTTTATGAATTGGTGGATTTAAGAATGAAACTGGACGCTATAGAAAAGGCACTTTATGGCGACGAAAAATGATTCTCCAAGTGAGCATTTTGAGCAGCGCGAGCTAGTACGCTGGTTTCGCCAAACGTGGCTAGGGGTTCGCATTTTTTCTATTCCCAATGGTGACGCTCGCAGTCTTGCCACTGCTGGTCGTCTCAAAGCTGAGGGCGTCTCGCCTGGCGTACCCGATCTTTTCATTCCTGCCTGGGGGCTGTGGGTTGAAATGAAGCGCACCAAGGGTGGAAGTCTCAGCCTAGAGCAAAAGGATTGGATGGCTTACCTTGAAGAAGTGGGATATCGTGCTATAGTGTGCAAGGGTGCTGAGGATGCCAAGGCAAAGATCAGCGCCTTTTTTGAAACAAGGAACACACCATGACTGAAAAAATCAAAGACCGCTACATGACCGTCCGACTGCCTGCCGACATTGAGCGCGAACTTCGCAAGATGGCCGAGCGCAACACCCGAACGCTGGCCGCACAGATCCTGCATTACCTTAAGCAGAGCTTGGCCAGAGAGCAAAGCACTTAGGGTTTGTCCCTATACAAATAGTTTGCAGATTGTGCGAAATTGTGCGAAACAGTGATATGATGCATCTAAGCCCTAGCACTTTGCACAGGGTCTCAACCAAGGAAAACATCATGAACACACAGCAAATTGAAGCGGCAGAGTACGAAGCTGCATACAACCCAGCAGAGAGATTTTCAGATTTTGATTGTGGGGACAAGAATTATGACTACGAAGCAGCGCTTCACGATCAGAACGAAGAGTTCGCACGCGAAAACGGCCTGTAAGTAAACATCACGGGGCTTCGGCCCCAGAAAGGACAACATCATGCACTCATCACCAGTAACCGTGACCAAATTTGTAAACGGGGTCGCACAGACCCCAACCATTCACGCTGCCAGCAAAGACGGCTACATCCTTTGCGTCAATGACGCAGGGGTCAGCGGCTACCCTGACCGGGTGGCTCGTCGGTCTACCAACCTTGCCACAATCGTGGCTTGCTGGTTTGACCTTGGCGGCGAAGGCGGCAACGCCCGTGTCTACCATGCCAACGGGGATGCTCTGTCTCCCCGCGAGTTGGCAGCCGCCCGTGAGCGGCTGGGAGAGATGGCATGACTGCCACCTATGACGCCGACGGGTATGACGCCCAAGGTTACGATGTTTTTGGCGTTGACCGCCAAGGATATGACCGTACTGGTCGCTACACACTAGAGGACTAAGACCATGATTAATTTGACACCACACGACATCACTTTGCGTACCCCCACAGGTGATGTGACATTTCCTGCATCTGGACAGCTTGCCCGTGTTAGCACTATTGCCACGCCAACGGGCGCAGTGGTGGCAGGTGTCTCTGTTGTCCGCAACACCTACGGCCCGGTGACGGGCCTGGTGCGTGATACCAATGGAGTCCCGCTGCCGTGCATTGTCTCGGGCATAGTGCTGTCGGCATTGCCGCTTGGCACTGTTAATGTCTATGCCCCGGCTACTGGTGCAACCGCTATCCGCAAGGATGGTCAGGTGGTTGCTGTTACTGAGTTGGTGGCAGCATGATGGAAGATTACGACGAAGACCTGGCAGCCTTCATGGCTGATGATGGCTGTGAGCCTTGTGAGACTGACATCTGCCCAAGCTGCGAAGGTAGCGGAGAGGGTGAGTTTGATGGCAGTGTTTGCTTAACTTGCCGTGGACGGGGTGAAGCATGAACAACACAATAGTCACTTTTATTAGAAATTACTTTCGCAAACCCACTCCACTGGAGGTCATCGCCGCTGAGTTAGCTATTGCCCAGCTATCAAAGTTGGAAGCGGAGACGGCAGTAGATTACGCCGTATCTGTGGTGCGCTACAACGACACCAGAATAGCCAGACTGACCAAGCACCTAACCACGTACCAAGGAGCAATCAATGAGTGACACCAAAGAGATGGTAGTGCTTGTCAGCAACCTGCTGATAGATCAAGCGATTGCAGCAAGGGCTAGAACGCCTGAGTCAGTTTGGCTTGCCCGTAGCCGCGAGGAGGCCGAGGCCAATGCAAACTTGTTTGCGGCAACGCAGCTGCCTATGACATATCCCAAACGCAACCGTAGCCTAATACGGGCGTACGACCGAGTAACCAAATCAAGGGAGACATACCATGTATGACGTTGGCGAGGAGAAGCTGCTCACCCCGCAAGAGATTGTGCAGGCC